CTGCGCAAGCTCAATAAATCCATTAGCCGCTTCTGTCAGCAGGGGTGCCAGCGAAACCAGCGCGCTGGTCAATTGCACTTTTAATACATTGGATAATTTAGTCAGTGCAACGTCTGCATCATGCGCACTGGCTATAATATCCGCATCCAATACTGCGCCGATGTCGCGCGCTTGTTGCGCGTAGTTTGCCAGACCTTCAGTCCCCTGCGCGATAAGTTGCCCCATCTTGGGGCCAAGCGTCTCACCGAACAGCTTTGACGCCAGTGCTGCACGCTGCATCGGGCTTTCTACCTGACTGATCTTGTTGACCAGTTCATTAAATACATCCCCGGTATCCCTGACGTTACCTTTAGAATCACGCAGGTTGATAGATAGTTGTCTTAATGCAGTAGCCGCCGGGCCTTTGCCGGTATTTGCGAATTCCCCCAGACGCGTATTTAGATACGTCATTGATGTGGCGATGTCGCCAGATTCAAGCCCCAACTCATTACCGGCGAACTGTAGTTCCTGCAGCTTGTCTGTCGTTATCCCGGCTGCATCTGCAGTGTCTTTGAGAGCAGCCGCCATATCAATCGACGACCGCAACGCGCGTGAGGAAAATATTGCAGCTAGACCTACACCGGCAGCACCCAATACCAGGCCAATGCCTTTACCGATTTTCTTTATGCCATCCTCGAATTTCTGCAGGGATTGATTTGTTCTGACCATCTCCTGTTTCAATGCAGATGAATCGGCGTTAAGCCTTACAAGCAGATCAGCAAGTACCGTCATTTCTTGGCCGCCTTTTCTATCTCTGTGCGTAGAAATTTAATCAAGTTTTTTTCCATTAGTCCACGATCAGTTATGAATGTAGACACAAACCATTTCTTTTCTTTTATCACATACGGCTTTATCTTAACTTCACGACGAACGCCACGACCTCTGCGATACTGGCCGGTGTTATATCTTCTAGAGGTAACTGTCCAAGGGCCACGATCAATAAAATTGATTCCGTAGTACGCGTCATACTTGGCACCCAACGCAACTCCTGCGATGCCAGTACGTTTGTCTATAAACGATTTGCGTATGATGTTTTTACGCAAGTATCCTCCTGAAACTAATTTCCGCTCATATGTCCTATGTGGGAAAAGTCCACGTGGAGCCTTGCTTACCATTTTATTCATAGTGTCATGAGTGGCACTATATAGCGCATTACGAAGGGCTTTTTTTGCAAGTGACTTTTCAATTTCTTTCAACTTGCGGTCGAGTGTTCTACCGCCTATAAGTTGTATTTTTAAATTGAAACCTGACATATCATTTCGCCCTAAGGACTTCGTTGACATGTTGTCCATGTTTGCGTATTGCCATCAATTCTTTGATGAACATTTCAACATCAACGACGCCGTACACTTCAACTAGAATCGGTATTGCCGCCCAATCTATTACGCCTCCCATGGCATTCCAGGCCAGCACGGAAACACTTAGATTTTGATCGTCCGACTTGAACCCGCTAGTTTCCTGCTCAAGTCGGTTGGTCAGTTTTTTGTTGCGGCCTCCGTACGTTCAACATATTCATTGAACACTTGTATCACTCGCAATCCAATAGGAGCCCACCATTCCCCCTTCTCCTGCAGCCATGCTGACCAAGTGTCACGGTCGAAGGGTATTTCTTCTGCTGCTCCACCTTCTATTATGTCGCACTCATGCACACCCTTCCAATCCACTACGCATTCATCCGCCAATTTATAAGGTGTGCCGCCTTCTTCCTTGTAACGTACCATCTCATACACAGTCGGGCGTAGAATAATGAAAGTGTACCCGCCAATCTCAAAGGGAGATTGGCGGGCTTTCTTCATGCGATTGGATAGCGCGCTCATCAGGTTGCGTAATCCATAACGTCTTTGATCGGCGTGAAGCTGACGGTAGCTTTCGCTGCATCATTCTGTTGCAGGTCAAACCCTGAACCACCCGACACGTTCGCATTGAAATAAGTATGCTGACCGCCTGCCCATGCAATATGAAATGCCAGTGGACTATTGCTTTTCGTTGCCGATTTAATAGCGATAACTCCGGCGTTCGCTGGATCGTACAATCCTGTAATTGAACCATCCGGCGCATCTGCCAAGCCATATGCATATTGCTTGGTCTTATCGATCAACGTAGTGATGTCAATTTTTTGCGGCTGACCGTCCGGCATAGAAGCAGACTGCGCATTGGAAAGCGTATGCCATGCGGTAATTTTTTGATAACTTCCTGCAGTGAATGTTGAATAGTCCGTTGCATCCAAATCATCAATTTCAAACATGTTCGTGGCTGTAGTTGTTATACGGCCAACCTGTCCGTCTATTTCAACCATGCCAGCATCTGCGGCAAATTTTAGAATGTCGCCAGTCGATAACGCGTGGGCTGTCGCTGTCAATACAACCGCCGGATCGCCATTGGTAATAGATGTGATGTTGGTGTATGCAGCAGCTACCGTGGACTGCACCTGTACTGTCATATTTGTTCCAATTCTTGCCATTGTCTTGCCCTCTTACGCTGTGTGCCAAAAACCGTAGTATACGGGTTCCATAAAAACATCCACGGTTTGCTCGTACTGTTCACCGGGCGCTGATGTTTCATAACTGACCAATGGGCTCGCATCGATCAAATTTCTTAACTGATCCGCCAACGTAAGCGCGGAAAGATAGCTATCTGCATAGCAGTCGAATTCTACTATTACATTCATTTGTATGGTGCCGCCTGATAGTGTCTCCAGCGGAGCCTTGCTTAATACACGATACACAATGAAAGGCAACCTGACGTCTTCGTCTACCATCTGAGGATAGACTTTACCGTTGGCAAGTGACGCAGTCACAGCAATTATTTCAGTTTGCAAACTCATTGGATTAACGGGTCTACAAGTATATATTTATTACTTTCATAATGGTTCAAGTGAACGCGTACGAACGCCAGACAATCAGCCGTTGCGACTACTGTTAAAGATAACTTGAATGCATTTTCGCCACCAGACCAGGTTGATGTATCCGATCCTAACGCGTCGCCTTCAGTTGTTTCCGTCACCCACGATGTATTCAGGTATTCAACTTCCATCCATACTTCGTTACCAGTCAAGGACGCCCAAGAATTCTCTGCAAGATATATCGTGATAGTTTTCGCAACTCCAGCGGTGAGCGGAATTCCGATTGTTTCATATGGTGTACGCGACAAAGTGCCAATTGTGAACGCTCGCGGATTAGTCCAAGGATTTACCGCTTGAGGTGACATCTTTATGGCAAATGTTCCACCACCTGTACGGAAGTCTGCTGTCTTTTCATAAATGCATACCTCTGTCTGTGCCATCCACGCATTAACGATCTGATTATGATGCAGTGAGGCAGCATAGCACCCCACATTTTCGTTGTTCGGATATACCGGCAGCATGAGTCCAGCAACGGGAATCTTGCAGTTCACTAATAGAAAATGGACACTCGCTGAGCTGTTATCCACTGCAACGGCAGTATTCAGTGCAGAGTAATCGCAATTTATTGCACGCACTGTACCTGCAGATACACGAAGTGGAGAACCTACTAATGTCCCATCTACATGCAAGGCGAAACCGCCGCCCATCGCGTAATTATCCGCCACATGACGTTTAATAGTTAAGGTTCCACCGGAGGGCATTACACAATTAAGATGCTCGCAGGACAGATATGCGATAGCACCTGTGAAATCGGTATCCAGCCCATCTACTTCTATCGTGTCAGGGCCGAGTCTTAGCCCCTGAATGACTTGTGAAAATGCTGCACTGGCAGCGATGTCTATTTTAATATTTTCATGCTTTGACGGACGCGTTATTGCAATAAGATTGATAATCGCAGCACTGGAAGTTCCCCCTGTTCCCGTTACACGAAACCGGCGCAAGTTTAGACCTCGATCCGAATTCGTTTGAGAAGACTGTCCGGCAGCATCTACGAGCACGCCCCACAAAGTACCTGCACCCCTGTTCACCGTCGGGTAGTTCGCTGTCGCCCCATCCCATCCGGCTGAAATGCCAGCAGCAGGTCGCGCACTGTATAGCGCATCACCTGAAATCGGCCAGCCACAATAGGTGACTGTTCCCGGGTTGATAGTTGCAACGGCTGATGCGCATACCGGTAGTGAAAGATTTGCCGATAATGTTTGAGTATGATCCCTGTGAATCCAGATCACATCGCCATCGGTAAGCCCTGTACACGATGCAAGCGATGTCCACGCGTCCGTTGGGGTACTGCCGTTATTAGCACCACCCGCGCCACTGTAAACATATCTGTCTGTCATAGCCTCGTCGTCCCGTGCATAATGTTATGCAACATCTGGCGTGTCGTGACTTGTAAGCCGTGCATCAAGACATCGACGTATGTAATTACGTCTGTTTCGCGGTAAAGTAATCCTTCCTCGCATATCAATTCAAATACTTTATCTTTTTCATCAAGGTTTCTTATACCACGTATGTCGTAATAATTTGATCCCCGTACTATACGCCAGCCAATTGTCATGCTTGCTATCGAACTGTCATATCTAACAATAATCCTGTGAGTGACGCGCATGTTGGCTTGCGAAGCCGCTATTACTTCATTCGCGCGCAACGGTTCAACACCACCCCACACCGATGCAACAGCATTCCATACAGTAGTACGTTCACCTACCGCATCACGTGAACCTGTCGGAGACTGAAACTCCAGCATATGCCTGAGTCTTCCAGCGCGGATACTCATACGCGCCATATCCTATAAGGATCAAGCAACGCCGCAACACCAAAGTTGATATTGGTTAATGCATAACGCGATGACAGTCCTTGTGCTTCTGTGTTCTCAAACCAATGCGATATTAATAACAGCATGGCATGTCGCAAGGTGTCCGGCACGTCAGTAGATGCTGCTCCGTACCCGCAAACAAATCTGATAACAATTGCATCCGGTATATAGCGAATGTCCGGCCAGCTTTCCTCATATGCTGGTACTATCTGACCGGGTTCTTTAGTAGCCAAAACCGTATATAGTGCAGCGTTCAGTGTTTGCTGAACACCATTGATGTCGTAGTATTTGACAGAAGTCACGCTTTGCAATGGTGCGTTCGGCAACTCTATAGGTGTGCTGAATCCGTCAAGATAATAATCCCACGTCTGAGTTATCATTGATCTGCCGGTGTAATCTTCAACGTACGAACGTGCCCGCGTTATCAAACTTGCCAGACGTGTGTCATGATCGGAGCCACTAACGCTGCATTGAGCCTTCGCTTCTGCAAGTGTCACCGGTTCTGCAGCCGGAGGTGTGACTTCTACCATGCCTGGTCTGTCTCTGTTCTGCGCCATGTTTATTCAGACGCTTCGTCAGAATCGGTTTTATCGGATTCTACTAATTCACGGACGTCGATTTCTTCCTTCGTATTGGATTTTTTGCTTCTTGTTTTTATTTCGTTTTTTTCAACGTCTTTACTTTCGACTAGACGCGCAATTTTGTTATCTATCAGTACACTACGCAGGACACCGTATGGCCGAATGATTGCGCCCACGGGGTAACCTCTGTAAGGACGAATAATTTCGATTTCAGGTAGAAAATCAAGCCCGCGCGTGATCTTGTCTTTTATCTTTGGCTTAGCAGCGCGATGTATCGGTAGTTTGCTCATCGTAATACCTCCATGGGTATCCCACTTTTATCGAAATCATTTACCTGTTGAAAAACCGGCGTCATGTCATGGCTAGGCCATGTGATCAGTTCTTGTAAATGGCCGACGATTACACGCGGCGCTAGGTACAACGTGTTGCCGTGCGCTTGCCAATTGTGCCAGAAATTAATATCTGCATCCACCCTGCCTTCTCCCCACACACCATCTTCGTTCGGCGTGCTATTCATCCACGGACGCGGCATAGCGTTCAACTTCTCTGCACGAAAAATGGTAAGGCCAAAATGCCCGGTAGTTATCGGCAATATATGTCGTTCCATATTATAGGCTGGCATACGCTGTATCGGTTCGCCGTTTTTATTCTTAATACCAAACAACGCAACCTGTTCATTTCCGCGCTTGCTTTGCAGTGTGCACAATGCATCGATCTCCGGCACGGCTTCCATCAATCTGTATAGTTCCATCACATCCTGATACGTGAATATGGTGTCGTAATCGCAGGTGATAATGTATTTGCTACCGTGCTCAATCTGCATCTCCAGCACCTGCGAAAGTACTTGGTGCCAGTACGCGCCGCCACCAACCTGATAAGGTACTTTCGCTTGCTGAAATGCCTTCAGGGCATACCGCATATGAATAGTCGGCCCGTACCGTGGCGCGGACAGCACGGCAGTCGTCGCTTCGCAGCACACAGCAGGGCCAGAAGGTTTATAACCTCCCAGGTTCAATGACACGGGCAGCGATGCACAATCTTGCTGCTCACTACGCCATTGGTGGACACGCTCTAGTCCTGACGCAAGTAGCACCTCCAACAGAACATCAGCATCGAAAGCAACACCATGACGATCATTCTCATCAACGTGCCCTCCCATGAGATAACCCTGTACGTTGATTGGACTACCTGCAAGGTACTCACGTGCGATGTATTCAAAATTCGGTACTGCAATGCGAATTCTTCCTCCAGGTTTCAGCTTGCTGACCCAGTGATTGACAATGGGCGAAACTTGCGTATGACTGAAATGCTCCAGTACATGACTGGCGCGTATCTCATCCACGCTGTTATCGTCGCACGCAAGCGGGTAAACCTCTTGACCATTCTTCCGGTCAATGGACGTAAAGCCGGGGACTGGATTGTCCCCGGCACCAAGATCAAGTCGAAGCATGTTATCCAGTCACCGATCCAGCCGCTTTAGCAGCGGCGACCGTGGAGTCTTTCGCCTTGCCAAGAGTCGCAACAGCACCGACAATCATAGCCCCAGAAGTGGACGGAGTGATTGAAAGCTGCAACCATCTCGCACGAGCACGGCAATCAACATTCATCTCAACGACAGTCGGCAATGTTGCACTGACCGCCGGAACCGTGAAGCCGTCCGTTGCATCACCAACGAAACCGGTTATGTCAGTGAATGCCGTAGACGTGTCCCCCTGACCGAGCTTCAGTACAGCAGGATTACTTGCCGTACTGGCAGCACTGTCGAGCAATACACATACCTTCACCTCCTCAAAGCCGAGCGTGTCGATAACACCAGTGGACGTCGCATTACTGGCAACTGATGCAGGTTTGATAACTGCAACTGAACCGCAATTCTGAAGTGGAAACATTTTGAACCTCCAAATTTTTAAAAAGTACCCTGCCCTAAGGGCAGGGTGAACACCTGACTTATCCTTTACCTAGCCAAAGTTACTCGCTTTAGGTATTACCCAATAGCACGGCATATGGCGACTTGACAGTGGTACTACCTAGATCGTGGATGTTGATGTCATGACGCATAGTGCCCTTGACACCAATCTGATCTTCTTCCCAGTACTGCTCATTGGAAAGAGCCACACGGATACCACGACGATCACCCAGAGTAGCGGCAAGCGGCAGATTACCGAAACCGATCATTGGAAGATTGTTGTAGTTCGTGGTCACGCTGTCCGGCAGTACATCGCTGGTGTAGATTGGATAGCCGAGAAAACGCGGCTGATCTGCACCCGCCAGAATGTCACGCGTATTGCCTCCACCTGCAACCTTGATCGCGTTGAATACGACCTCTTCGGCAGTAGGCGAACAGTACCATGCTGATCCAGCCTTCGCGTACACCGGAATGACCGACATCAAATTGATCAGGTCATTGGCGTCAATCTCAGGCAGAGTATCATGGCCACTCGCGGCATCCACGGTTGCCATTGTATGAGTACCGTCGATGATCTTGACCATCAAACCAACGATACCACCATCAGATGCGATACCGGTACCGGTGAAGCCGACCGTATCTTCCTTGAGTGCGAAGGCATAGGCGATTTCCTGCGCCATCGCGTCAGCAAGATCAATGACAGCATCTTCTGCAATTTCCGAAGACATGCGAGTCAGCACCATCAGCTTCTTAGCTACCAGCTGAACATTGTCCCAGCTTGCATCGCTTTCAGTGCCGGCAGTGTTTTCACCGGTATAGTACGCAATCAAGCCGCCCGTACGACGCGGTACGTTGATAGTGTCGCTGGACATTGGCATAACGCGACAGGTACGACGGAACAGACCGTACTGCTCCCGCAGATCGATAATCGCCGTGGAAAACTCTTCCGGCACCAGCACACCGCCAGCAGTGGCAACACCGCCAGCCAGCGCACTACGCACGCCGACGCCGTTCTGCCGACACCAGTCAGCCGCCTTCACATCACCGTACAGAGTAGCACGAATAAACATGCCAGAACGGTATGCATTCATCTGACCTTCCGGCGTGCGCGGGAATGCAACCATCTTACCGTAGGAACGCGGTATGACCAGCTTCGGACCGGAATCCGTCGGCTGCACTGTTGCACGCATACTAGAAGTACGACCACCATCATCTTCGGCCAGAGGCTGAGGCGCACGACGATCATTCACTTTCATGGTTGCGGCTTGTGCATCTTCATACTTGGCACGCTGATCAATTTCTTTGGCCAGCATGTCGGCACGATCAATCGCCGCGTTGTAGCGTGCTTCTTCATCCTCACTCATTGCACGCTCGTCGGTATCAACGATGTCCAGGATCTTCTCAGCTTCACCGAGCACCTGCATCCGTTCTTGCTGTAACTGAAGAACAGTTTTCATAGTATCACCCTCTTAAAGTTTCAACAGTAGTTTTTGCGTTCGGCAGGCTCGGCTCCGTTCGCGTTACGTTCCTATCAAGCGGGACTCGGCCCTTGATAGGCTAGACGTTCTTTCAAAGCGGCACGCATTTTTTCTATACGCATCACTTCGTGTCTCTTAAACTTGGTAATTGCATCGGGTACGTGTTCATATTCAGAAAGATCGAACCGTGCTAGAGCAGCTGCACGTACCGGTTCCACAAGTTCATCTGCAAACCCCATCTCAATCGCCTTGTCGGCGATCAACCATGTTTCTTCATTCAGCATGGTTGTTATTTCTTCTCTACTCAGTCTGTCGCCAACTTTTGACTGATAAGTCTTCACCGCACCATCTCGCATTTCATCCAGATCGTCTGCTGCCTTACGCATGGTGTTCGCGTCACCGGCAACATACATCCACGGATTATGGATCATAAGAAAACTGTTTTCCGGCATACGTATCTTGTCGCCCGCCATTGCAACGATGGACGCCGCGCTGGCGGCCAGGCCATCTATCGTAACTATCACTTCATTCTTCAAAGAACGCAGATAGTTATATATGGTGTTACCGTCAAACATATTTCCGCCCGGCGAATTGATGCGAATACTAAGCTGATCTGTTTTCTTCAGCTTGAGTTCCTTCACCTGTTTGATAAACGAATCAGGGGTCGCACCATCCCTAAACCATCCTGCACCAATTTCATCGTAGATAAACAGTTCTGCCGGTTCACCGTCTGCAGCAGCACGCACTGAAAACCATTGACGCGTCTGTTTGTTAATATGTTTCATAGGAACCTTCCATCACTAACTTGGTTAAAAGATCAATGCGAGCAGCCATCGCACTTTCTTCCGGTACTCCGTTATCCAGCATGCTTAGATTAGCAGTCATAGAAACATATTTCTCGGCAACTTCTCTAGTAGTTGCCAGCCAATCTACCACCATGTTCACGAAATCATCACCAGTGTAGTCTTTGCCTTTGAACTGTTGTCGATACTCGAACCCTACCAGCCGAGCAGCAGCAGCACGCGTCAACCTCACAGCTCTGTTATTAGCGTCACTGCTGCCGTCACTGCTGCCGTCACTGCTGTTATCTTCTGAAGGAGTAGGATCCATCAACTCACCGGCATCTTCTGCACGTGTCATGTTGCCAGGCACTAAGTAAATATCACCAAGATCTTCAGGCAATGGATTCCTGTCCTCTAATTCCAATACATCATTGGCAGACATCCATCCCCAATTACGGGCAACAGCATAGGATTCATAACGAGATTTCTGATCACCACGCAGCAGACCATCTACAACATGCTTCGCATAGAAGATATTCTTCTGACGAAATAACTTGCGATTATATTCCTGTTCAAAGCGTATGAGCCATGGACGAATAGTGTCCACCACCCATTCAATGTTCTGGTGTTCAATATTACTGAATGTGGCGTGCGCCATTTCCTTCAACTTGTGAGGAGGCATGTTCAACCAGCGAGCCCAGTCCTCAACACTGAAATGTTTCCCTTCCAATAGTTGCGCATCAACGTTGTTTATATTCAATGGCTTCAGCTTGATACCGGCTTCCAGTAGTGCGATACGATGTGCATTGTCCAATCCCATCAATTTGGAATTGAGTTCTCCCTTCAAACGATTGAACGTATCTTCCTTCAGCACGTTATCCGTTTCAGCCGCCAGACTTATATGACCGCCATTAGAAAAGAATTTGCCTTCGTATTTCTGTTGTGCAAGACAGATGCCGATAGACTCTAACGCGACGTGCATCAAACTGTATCCCTGAACACCGTCAAATCCGAGACCTGGAACATGGAGCATGTCGTAAGCTGGTATATAAGCCATACCTCCATCCAGCTTGTGCACCTCGTACCATAACGAGAAATTGTCCGCACGCAGCGCTCGCACTCGGTCCGGTCCTATCGGCCATAGTTGCGCAGGCATTCCGTCACCACGTCGCACGATTTCTGCATAGGCGTTACCATACCCGATAGCATGGGAGCACAGAGTCTGCCGAAAAGACATGGCCGTCATTTCCGGATTCGGTTCATCGTGCAACAGTGGATGCGCTGGATGTGTGCGCCATACGTCCTGTCCGCGAGTTGGTCTACGCCGGTATACATTCAACGGTAGACTACCGACTGTTTCGGATATCATACGCGTACCGCAATAAAATGCGGGTATGCCAAGCATGGAGTTGTAAGACACTGTCTCGCCGGTTGATGGAGTGCGAAATCCACGCGCCTCCAACCACCATGCCGCCTCACTCAAATTCATGTCACGAGGACGTGCCGTTAGAGATTTTATTCCCAGTAGCCTTGCGGCGAAAGCCTGGAGTTTATTCATTAGCCTTCTACCACCCTGATTCCACGAGTGTCATATGGATTAGCCTCTTGCATGGCGATAGCACGCGCCATCGCTATGATAACGGATACGGGACCATCTATCTTATTTTGATTACGTTCACGTCGTGGAAAAATGTTATCCTTTGCGTCTACCTTGGCAACTACATTGCCAAACATCCAGAACAACATTGGATCCATTTCAAATTCAATATTCTGTTTCAGTATCTCAGCTTCTAACTGTTTCATTGGCTCAGAGATATTCTTAACAGTTTGCCCATACTCAATCATCGGATATCCGTCTTCCAACATGTGGGTCGCAAATTGAGTGGCTTGAAACGGATCATATGCAATTTCCTGAATTTCAAACTCCCCCATGCTTTCCTTCATGTCTTCTTCTATATAACTGAAGTCCGTAACATTGCCGGGTGTTATGGTGAGCCATCCTTCGGCGTGCCATGCACGATAACGCTCTGCATTGGCATTGTCTTCCAATGCCGATTCCGGCAAGTAGTGTTTGACGAATACTCGGTATTTGCCTGTCTTATCATCTGGTGGAAACAGAATCGCTTTGCAAGCGACGTCTGTCTTACTGGCAAGGTCTAATCCTATGAAGCATTTTCTTCCGCGCTGGTCTGCAAGATTCAGGTTCTTCTTACGACAGGCATGTAGTGCCAGCACGTTCAACCATGCTGTCTTTGCACCGACCCATTGATTAAGATGTTTGGTACGATACGCGTTCTGCTTTACAGCGGAGCGCCGAGCTTGCGCAAGCTGTCCTTCTAAGAAATCAGCAGATACACTCACACCGTAATTGGGGTTCGCCTTTATCTGTGCTTCTATGGTGTTCCACTCGTCATCTTCGTCCAGCGTATATATGATACCGAAGATACGTTCATCTTCAACAGTACGACGAAGTATATTTATGACATCCTGTCGTTTCTCATAGCACGGACCACCCGTGTCAGAACCAGCGGTCGTGATTATGAAAAGCAACGGTTGATCACGTGCTCCCATACCCGTTTGCATGGTGTCCACCTGATCACTGGTAGGATGTTCATGAAA